GATGCTATAAACGCGTTAGGGGTAGATATTGGAACTCTTAACGAAGCAGTTATAAGCATACAGAATCAGTTAAAAGACGTAGCCACTAGAGATCAAGTAGAAAATCTAAGCGCGTTAGTTACTCAATACGAAGCAGCAGGTCTAAGTAGAGACGCGGCGCTTCAGCAAGCTATTAAAGATTTGTCAGAGCAAACTGGTCAGTCAGTTGTAGAAATCCAAGCTGCACTAGCTGCAAATCAAGACACCTTAGATGAGTTTGGGCTAAATCTTAATGAGCTAAATACTGCAGTTACCAACATCCAAGAGCAGTTAAAGAATGTAGCTACTAAAGACCAAGTAGAGAATCTAAGTAACTTAGTTGCTCAGTATGAAGCCGACGGCTTGAGCAGAGACGAGGCTCTTCAGCAAGCTATTAAAGATTTGTCAGAGCAAACTGGTCAGTCAGTCGAAGAGATCCAAGCCGCACTAGCTACAAATCAAGATACCTTAAATGAGTTTGGGTTGAACCTAAACGAGTTGAACACCGCTGTTGGTAGCATTCAGGAGCAGTTAAAGAACGTAGCTTCGCAAAGCAGTGTAGATCGGTTACTAGAACTCATAAACGAGTATGAAGCCGCAGGTCAAAATAGAGACACCGCTACTCAGAACGCAATATCTGACCTGTCTACACAGCTTGGTACTACCGAACAGAACTTAATTAACGAAATATTAGGGTCAGAGCAACGTATAACAGGTGAGATAAACACCATTGCCGATCTTATTGGGAAACCGCCTTCGGCAGTTACGGATGCAGATATTGATTTTGTTTCAGACATCATTGCCCAGCAAGAAGCTCTAGGAGAGTTGTTTGAGTACACCCAACAACAGTTGGCATACGACGTAACTGGCGATGGCGTAATTGATGCTACTGACCTAGATATTTTACAGCGTGCTCTACAAGGCGAAGACGTAGATATATCTTTAGCTTCACAGTTTCAACCCACTGGTCTGTATGGATATAACCAACAACTCGCACAGCAAACGCAAGGCACGGTTATAGATCAAGCTACGCAAACTAGAGACTTAGTTACTTCAGAAGCAGAAAGAACTAGATTAGAAGGTATAGCGGGAGATTTGCTTGGTATACTAGAACCTTCAGATATTACAGGTAGGAAAGTTACTGTTGATACACCTGACCCTGCTAGGATAGGATACCTATATGATTTTAGTAGTATCTTTGCTACTCCTCAACAAGAAGGTATGTTTGTGAGTCCTTACGGCGGACAGAGAGGGTATGCAAAAGGTGGTACTGTATTAGACATTAATGATGAGTTACTTAAACTCCTAGAGAGGTAACATGGGCGATTTTATTGATCTTATTGGGCGGTTATTTTCGGGGGGATCTGGTGGCTCCAGTGGTGGTCGCGGAGGTGATAGTATACTCGATCTTCTGGCTGCTTACGGTATAGTTGAGTCAGGTATTGGAGAAATGCGAACGCCTCAAGTAGGATACCAAGGCGAGATACCAGAATACCAAGTAGTTAGAGAGCGAGTCCCTACTACAGACGAAGGTAGACGCCCCGGCGAAGCTGGCAGACGTTACTTTAGTGACTTGTCGTACGCTAAAAAACCTGAGCAACAAGCCATGACAGTGCCTCAAGCGCAAATGGCGGCGCAGCAGCAAGCAGCTCAGCTAGCTCAACAGGAAGCAATGCGTCGTGCACAGGCAACCAACCGAGCAGTATCTCAGATGGCATCGGGTGGACTAGCGTCTATTCAACCTAAAGGATACTACTTAGGTGGTGCTACAGACGGTATGGCAGATCAAGTTCCTGCATCTATTGATGGTGTGCAAGAAGCAAGATTAAGCGATGGTGAATTCGTAGTACCTGCAGACGTAGTAAGTCATTTAGGTAACGGTAATTCAAATGCTGGTGCTAAAGAACTTTATGGTATGATGGATAGAATACGAAAAGCGCGGACTGGTACTGCCAAACAAGGTAGAGAAGTCAACCCTACCAAATATACGCCAGCGTGAGGTGAAATATGAGTAATACCACAAATACAGGATTAGGGGATAACATTGAGTCAAACCCTAACGTAGGTAAACAAACAGGGACTGAATCTTCTCTATCTTCGTGGGCTGGACCTTATGTAACAGAGATGCTGGGTAGAGGACGAGCTCTCGCCTCGCAACCTTATCAAGCTTATACAGGCCCACTTACGGCTGGGCAATCTGCCGCTCAACAAGCGGCGTTCAGTGGCATAGCAGGGTTAGCAGTACCTACAGAACAGATGGGGGCGTTTACTCCACAGTCGTTCACCCAACAGGGCACAGCTCAGCAATACATGAGCCCATACCTACAAGCTGCTCTAGAACCTCAGATCGCTGAAGCACGCCGACAAGCGGAGATCCAAAGACTACAAGACGCGGGACGATTGACAAAAGCCGGTGCGTACGGTGGGTCTCGGCAAGCAGTTATGGAGTCTGAGCTTAACCGAAACTTGTTACGTAATGTAGCAGATATTACTGGTGCAGGGTACCAACAGGCGTTTACTCAAGCGCAGAACCAGTTTAATACTGAGCAACAACGTCAACAAGCTGCACAAGAATTGACCAACCAGTACGGACTGCAAGCGTTGCAGCGACAAGCAGAACTCGGCGCGCAAGAACGTGCAATAGGATCTGAAGGTATTATGGCTGACCGACAGCAGTTTGAAGAGGAACGAGACTTCCCCTACAAGCAAGTACAGTATATGCAGTCGTTACTTCAAGCACTACCGCTGCAGTCTCAATCGTATACGTACTCCGAGCCTAGTAAACTAGATACGATCCTTGGTGCACTAGGTAATGTGCGAGACCAAGGTGGAGTAAGTGGTATTTTAAACGCGCTGTTCGGTATCTTAGGAAGTGGTAACAGCGGGGAAGTAAATAGACCCGACTCTATGACAGGGGGTACCGAAGGATGATCGGTGGAATTGACCAGCAGATACAACAGAAAGTAGATGCTTATCGAGGGAATCCTCAGCAGTTAATGCAGAGATACCAGCAGAACCAAGAGCTTATCGACCTGCTTGCCCTGCAAAAATTGAAGTCTGAGAAAGATGCCGCTGCCCGTGAAATGCAAATGCAAATGCAGACTACTCCACAGACTATAAAAGATCAGCGTGAAGCTGAATTGTTGGGTCGCACTAAAGACGAAATGGTTCAGCAGACTAGCGGCATTATGCAAGAACGCGCTAAGCGCCAACAGCAGAACATGCAACGTACCGCTAATCAAGGGCTACCTCAACTACCCGCAGGTAACATGCAACAAATGGCAGGTGGCGGTATTGTTTCGTTCGCCGAAGGTGGTGCGGTAGAAGGTATTATTGATGACTTTGTTAGAAAAGGCGCGGACGCTAAAACTTTAATGGAAGTATTCGGGGATGACCCCAATGCTCGTAGATATATCGAACAAAAGTTAATGAACAACGAGATTCGAAAATCTGGACGAGTAAGTATGGGAAGGCGCCCTGCAGAAGGTATGTCTATTCCTGATCGCGCCCCGACTATTGATACCGGTAACATAATGAGCTTGTTAGGTCCGAGAAAAACTAAACCTTACAAACCTTTAGAAGAAGCGGCAGCAAAACGCTCTCCTATAGGACCTGATCCGTTCGGTGGTGTTGGTTTGTATGGTGGTGAACGCGCTCCTACTGCCGAAGGTAAAGGCGACGGTGCTGGTGGTTTTGGTGGGTTCGTCGATGGGGTCCGCGAAATACTACGCCAAATGCAAGAAAGCGCAGCTCAAACTCCGGGCGGTCCAGTAACTGAAGGCGCTACACTTAATAGAGAACTGCGTGGTAAAGAAGGTCCGGGCGGATTATACGAAGGGCAGACAGCTCCACAAACAGAAGTAAACCGACCTGATTCTATGACAGTTCCACAAATAGACCCACGCCAGCAACAAATGGACCTACGCCAGCAACAAATGGACCAGCTACAAGAGATCGACACTTCAGGTCTAGCTGGTCTAAAGAAAGAATCTCTGTCTCCTAGAGAATTATATGAGGCGAATAGGAGCGTATTGTCTAAAGAGCTATTACGACAACAAAGCCCAGAAGAATTGGAAAAAGAACGTCGGCGAGCTTTCTATTATGGTGGGCTACGTAATGGCGGTCGTGGCGGTTTTGGTGGTCGTGGTGCAGCTATGGCAGATGTAGAAGCCATGCAAAAAGCCAGAGAACTTCAAGGCATTGAAAAACTCATGGGTGTCGATAAAGAACTTATGACTATGGACCAAGAAGCTCAAAAAATGGAGCTTGAAAAAGAATCGACCAGACTGCTTGGTGAGATCAGACAAGGACAACTAACCGCCGCTCAAATGAACAGCATAGCCGGTGAGATAAGTTCTATGACTGAACAAGTAGAAGATGCGCTTGTAATGGATAATACTTATAGGACGTTAGACGAACAGTATCAAGAAGCTGTAGAAGATGGCGATAAGGCTATGGCGGAAACGTTACTAAGACAACGTGAGCAATACAGACAGAGTAAGATCAAGTCTATGTATCCAAACTATGCGGACCTAGTAAAAACTCAGAAAGAACTTAACCAGAAAATGTTAGGTTCCGCCGGGTTTGGTAAAGTAGAGAGATTGTCTCAGTAAGGAGTTAGCATGGCGGTATATCAAGTAACTGGACCTGACGGCAATCTTTACCGGATCGAAGGTCCAGAAGGAGCCACTGACGCTGAAGTTATTGCTGCTGTAAGGTCTCAGATAGAAGCCGAAACAGCTTCTGCGTCAACAGCTTCTATGTCAATAGAAGACCAAGTTGCTAGAGACATAGAACTACGACAGTTACTACGACGTGGGGACGCTGGATTTTTTGATAACATCCTATCTGGTCTCGGCGTAGGTGCAATAGCCCCACTAGAATCTGCCGCCCTTGGTGCCGCCACTCTACTAGACGAAGAACAAGAACTTGACGCTAGAGAAGCTATTAAAGGTGCCGCTGATTATGTAAGCCCCAGAGGAGGTGACCCAGAAGCTTTATCTTACGAGCTAGCTAGTGCTGTTGGTTCACTAGGCGCGTTCTTAGGCACTGCCCTACTAGGTCCGGCGGCTTTACCCGCTGCGCTTGCTTTGACTGCTGGTGCTGGTGCTGGTGAGGCTAGTGAGCGTGCTCGTGCCGCAGGTGTATCTGAAGAAGAACGTAACGAAGCGGCGTTTAAAGGTATGTTCGTAGGTGGGTTAGATATTCTACCTCTTGGTCGGCTTGCATCTAGGTTAGGCATTCCTGTCTTAACTGACATGATAAACAAGCTTGGACCTAGAACGGTAAACAACTTAAAAGACAGAGTAATAAACGCTCTTACTACCGGTGGGGTCGAAGCCGCGCAAGAAGCCACTGCCGCTACTTTACAGAACTTAATTGAGCAAGGGTATAACCCAGATCAAACTTTGGTAGAGAGTGTTGGCGAAGAAGGTCTTATTGGCGGGTTTGCAGGTGCTTTGTTAGGTCTTTTCCTTCCCGGAAAAACAGGAGACGCCGCGGTAGACGACGCGAAAGACCAAGCCGAAGAGATACTAGCGCTACCCGCCCCACAACTAAAACTACCCGCACCCGAAACAACCGTGTCAGAAGAAGCACCAACAGAAGTTTTGGGTTTGGGGTACGAACCTACACGCACTATTACAATGCCTGATGGCAGTACTCAAGAAGTACCCAGTGAATTTGTAGAGCGTGCCCGTATACAAGAGCAAGAAGCACGTACCGTAGAAGAAGCCGACCAACAACGTCGTCGCGCCGAAAGTGAACAGGGGCTAGCTGCCTTACAACGTGTAGCAAAAGAAGAAGCTCAAATACAAGAGCTAACACGTGAACGAGAATTACCAGAAGCTGAGCTAATGGCGTTGGAAGAACAACGTGCTCGTGGTAGGGCAGGTGACGAACAGGTAGATATGTTCACGTTACAGCGTGAATTAGAAGCACTCCAAGCACGTCCAGAAGAAACTCGTGCAGAGCCTACAGAACAGCTAGAAATTCCTGAAGTTACTCGGTCAGAACGTGGGCAGGTTCAGAGAGAAATGTTTGGTCCTCGTGGTGGTGTGCAGAGACAACCTGCCGATACCAGACAGCCTGAACCAAAAGCAGGTCCTCAACAACAGGATATGGGTTTCGAGCAGCAGCAAGAACAAACAGAGATGCTAGGTCCAAGAGGTGGGATACTACGTAGACCGCGTGGACGCCCTGCTGAACCTAGAACCCCCGAAGTCGCCCCCGAAGTCGCCCCCGAAGTTGCTAAAGAGCAGTTGTCTCTATTTGGCCCAAAAGGTGCGCCTACTAAAGCGGCACGACAACCTACGCCACCTGCGCCACCTACAGAACCACCTGTGCCACCTGCGGAAACAAAACCTGCTGAAGCCCCGTCTACTACACCGAAAGCAGAACGTAGGTCGGTAACTGCTAAAGACCTAAGAGAGCTTAACATCCCTAAGATTAAACCTGTATACAAAGAAGTTATTGGTAAGGATCTAAACGATCCTGCGCAACGAGAACAGGTAATAACTGCTCTGGACAACTACGCAAAAACGAGTAGGATTAAAGCTAATACCAAGCAGAAGATACAAGACTTCATTGCAAAGGCAGACCAAGATGTTCAACCTGTCAAAACTAAGCCAGCAGCAGGTGGAAAAGGCGCTAAGCCTAGTGTACCAAGCGCACCTGCAAGAGGAGCCACTACACTACAGCAACCTACCGAACGACCTGCAGGAACTGGACGAGCTGGACTGGGAGCTAGTAAGCCTGACACTGCAGCTGCTCCTGTACGAGCAGAATCTAAGCCAGCTCCATTAAAACCCGTTGAAACGAAAAAAGCGGAAGCACCTAAGCAGTTACCCAAAAAACGTAAGAAAGGCGAAGCTATCCCAGCCAGTGAAGTTGCGGAGCGTATAGCAGCGGAACGTGCAAACCAGAAACGCGTCGATAAAGCAACAGACGAACTTAAAGCTAAACGTCGTTACTTAGAAGAACTAAAAACTATTGAAGCCGAAAAAAATGCCGAGAAAAGAAAGGCAAACGAAGCCGCTGTTATGGAGCGTATTCGTCAAGATCTGAAGAAAGAAAAAGGTATAGACGCTAGTATCCAGCAAGTTCGTGCCGCCGTATATGTGCTGGTTAAACGTAAAAAATCTACGGGTACTACAGAACCAAGCACCACTTCAAAAACGTCTGAAAAGAAATTACCGCCATACGCTAAGTCACTTGGTCGTCCATTAGACACAACGATTCCAGACCAATTATCTACCGCAGACAAGTTTAAGATAAAGAACGCTTTACAAGAACAACCTGCCGTACGCCCAAGAACCGAAGAACAAGCGGTAACTAAGGCATTGCATATCTATTTCGGACGGTTTAAGCGCCCTATGGATGGACTTTTTGCCGCAATATATGACATGCAACGTGCCGCAATAGAAGGAGAAGTTAGGTACCGATTCCCTGCAGAGACTAGTCAGGACATTAAAGATTTCTTTAACGGTATGAACGCCGAGAACGCTGCTCGTGTAGTTAAGTGGGCAGAAACAAATCTAAGCAACAAAGCGGTAGTAGACACAGTAACACAAAATATCGCGGCGGACATGCAAGCGCAAATGAAAGCGTTAGAGGAAGCCACAACAAAAGATATAGACCTTGTTGAAAAAACACGTGCGGAAGAACTGAAAGAAGCCCAAAAAATAGCACGTGGCGAAGAGCGTAAAGCCGAAAAAGAAGCGCAAGCTAGAGAAGAAGAAAAAATAAGTAAACGCCAGATCAAGATTCTTGATGAGTATGTGCCCACGTCTGAAAACGTCGATGAGTTAGCCGCTGCCCTCAACGCGGTAGTTGACGCTACCAAGATAGTTAAGTCAGATGTAGATCCAGAAGTAAGTTACGTAAAAGACTCTGGGTTACGCACCAAAATAAAAAATGATGTAGCCGCGTTTATAGCAGCTGGTGGGCGGATAAAACAATACCTGTTGAGAAAGGCGGTGACTTCGTTCTACGTCCCTGCACACCCCAAAGTGCAAGAACTTTTAACTGCTGGAGATTTAAAAGGCGCATTGCAAACATTAGCAGCTACGTTTGGTAATAAAGATGTAGCACGCGTTGCTAAAATATTAGCCGACTATGTTGGTACTACGAAAGTCGTAGTAGAAAGCAATCTACGCAATGAAATGGGTGAGCCTGTTGCAGGTTTCTTTGACCCCGCGACTAACACAATCAAACTAGACAGCCGCCATGCGGGCAATGTGCACACAATATTGCACGAAACTACCCACGCAGTGACTTCGGCAACGCTAGCAAACAAGTCGCACCCACTGACCAAGCAGTTGCAGAAGCTGTACGAAGAAGTAAAAGAAGCCTTGCCTGATGAATATGGTTCGAAATCTCTAGACGAGTTTGTAGCGGAAGCATTTACTAACCCAGAATTCAGACAGCAGTTGGGTGGTATGCGGGTTGGTAATGAGAAAGTAACCACCCTGCAAAAATTCTTAACATCAGTCGGTAACTTCTTACGAAGATTGCTTGGATTGCAGCCCGTAGAAGCTGAGAATATGCTTACAAAAGTAGATGGTCTGATAGAAGCGATCATCGCACCTTCTATGGGGTCCAGAAACTCAGGCAAGCTATATTTGGCTAGTGCAACAGGTACGGGCGGTAAAGTCGTAGATGACGCACAGAAAAACCCACCGAAAATAACTAAAGAAACTATAGATAGCTTTCTAGAATTACTGAAATCAGCAGTGCCTCAGAAAGTAAAAGATGCCGCACTGTCTCTACTACCAATCGACCAGTTGTCTGACATAGCGACTAAATACGTGCCCGCAGTCAAAAAGTTCAATGATCTCATCCAAGAAGAAGTTGGGCGACTCAATGAAGTACGTAACAAAATCGAATCCCCAATAAAATCAATAGCTAAATGGGTGAACAGTAGTCCAAAAGATGTTCAAAAAGCGTTTAATGATCTGGTGCATTTAAGCACGTTATACCAAGTAGATCCTGAAAAGCCTCGGTCCGACTACGAAGGTAAAACAGACGCGAGTGGAAATGACAAAGCCAAAAGCTGGGATATAGTAAATAAGCTATGGGAAAAAGTAGAAGAAGATGGGCACACTCAATACAGAACTGCTCGTAACATATATCGGTATACGTTCTCACTACTTAAAGATTCGATCAGTGCGAGACTCGATGCTGCTGGGGTAGACCCAAAAACTAAAAAGCGTGCGATGGACGAAATCCTCGCCAAGATGACTAAGAATACCATCGAACCATACTTTGCGCTGACTCGAAGCGGTGATTTCCGAGTGTCTTACAACGCAGTTGACCCTAATACTGGGAACTTTGAAACTTACGTATCGTTCTTTGAAAGTGACTTCGCTAGAACTCGTTTCTTACAACAGCTACGACAAGAGCTATATAAAGAAAACAAAAGTGCGATAGATAAATTAGCACGTGAAAAGAAGATATCTGTACAGGACGCTACCAATAGCTTCCACTCGGTGAGTAAATTCAACAAAATCGAGGATGGTGCTTTTGCTAACGCACCTCAAGCGTCGTTTATCGGCACCATTATAAAAACGCTCGAAGCTAACAACGTGTCTTCAGAAGCCAAAGCCGATATTATAGAGCTGATGCTGAACTCCATGCCGGAACGTTCTATAGCTCGTGCGCTACAATCTCGTAAAGAAGGCGGCGTTTTAGGATTCGACAATGACGCAGTGAAAGCCCTGAAGTCAAAAAGCTTTTCTCTATCTAATCAGTTAGTGCGTATGGAGTACTCGTCTAAGCTAAGTAAAGTTGAGACTGAAATACGCGAGCAACTTAAAAAATCTAGCAACAACACAGATCCTGAGTTAGCTACTTATTTAGGTAACGAGGTATTGCGACGGATACCGTTTGCACGCCGCCCTGACCTACCAAATTGGGCTAGAAACCTACGACTTTTCGGATTTACCATGACGCTAGGACTCAACGTATCTTCAGCTACCGTTAACTTGTTCCAGTTACCTATGGTTGTTATGCCTTATGTAGCTCCTATATATGGCGGGTTCGGTACAGTAACTGGGTCTATTGGTAAAGCAACTCGTTTGTTTGCTAATAGTGGGACAAACCGTAAATTAGATGTTGTAAGCGATAAGCTCGTAAATGGAGAAGTTGTATTCGAAACCAAGACAGTAGAGGGTGGTGTAGCAGGGCGTTCTCTAGACAACTACTTTGAAGTCAACAGTGATGGTTCTCTAAGAGTCAGAAACGATATGGGACTGACCGACGCCCAGAAACGTGAGGTGCAGGAACTAGCAGAGTTGGTAGAAGTAGCTGGAGATATGGCACAGCTTAACCGCTCAATTACATACGACTTGCTAGAGATGGACAAAACGTCAAGTCTAATTGATAAAATGGCCGCGGTGTCTGGGTTTGTATTCCACCACTCAGAAAGGCTTAATAGGCAAGTCACTTTAGCTACCATATACGACTTAGAAATCAAAAAGCGTAAAAAGGCTAAAGGTGAGTTGTCTAGGCAAGACCGTATAGAAGCCGCACGGGAAGCGGTGCGTATAACTGACTTAACTAACGGCGGAACCGCTGCTGCGGGAACTGCACGTATCGCGCAAAACGGTTTAGGTAGCGTCGTGATGTTATTTAAGCGGTACGGAATATCTATGTACTATCTGCTGACTAAGACGCTAAATGACGCTCTACGTGGTGCTAGCCCAGAAGCTAAAAAGCTAGCTAGACAACAGTTTGCGGGCATATTCGGCACCACTGCACTGCTTGCAGGGGCTAGGGGGTTACCTTTCTTCGGTGCCCTTGCGATGATTTACAATTTATTCGCTGACGACGATGAGGAACGTTTTGAAGAAGTAGTTGCGAAACACTTCGGAGAGCCTATAAACGGTGGGATGTTGAACTACCTAACCGGTCTCGACATAGGTAGCAGGGTAGCACTATCGGACCTCATATTCCGAGCGCCTAGAATAGAAAAAGATCAGTCTGCGATCTGGACTATGGCGGAGTCTTTAGGCGGTCCCGCACTAGGTTCAGCTATGGCTGTGGAATATGGGGTCAGGCTACTCGGTCAAGGAGAAATTCAACGTGGTGTTGAACAAGTATCCCCCGCCGCTATCCGTAACATGCTTAAAACATGGCGATACATAGATGATGACGGAGTGTTGACACGTCGAGGAGACCCTGTAATAGAAGACCTCAATGGGTTTAACTTAGGTGCACAATTCTTTGGTTTTGCTCCTGCCGAATACACTCAGAAGATGGCTATAAACGCAACGCAGAAACGGAAGGATCGCAAGATAACCACCGATAAAACTTCTCTCCTGCGTAAATACTATATAGCTATGCGTCAGGGTGATAGTAAAGAAGTGAACAAGATAATGCGTGACATGCTTGAGTTCAATCGCAAGAACCCACTCGTTGCTATAACTCCAAATACAATTAAACGATCTATGTCTCAGCACATGCGTACTACACAACGTATGTATAACGGGGTTCTGTTCAGCCCTAAACTTAGCGACTCGTTGATACAAGATGCTAATGAGTACGACTCTGACATATCTATATGGCAATAAAAAAGCCCTAGCAAGCTAGGGCAAGGGAGAACGACAAAAGATTGCGGGGGAGCAATCAGTGTCGCGGACAGGATATCATACAGTTCGCCAAATGCGAACCCCCAGTTTTTCACCATAAATCACGCACTTATGCGACACTTTGAATCCTTTTTGTTCGCATATCTTACGCACCTGCGCTACACATTTCTCATTGTCTATACATGGTATAAACATACTAGACCCAACTACGAACTTATCCCAGTCAAGTGTGATCTTAACGCCGTCGGGTGCAATCTCGTCAATCTTCAGTATCGGCATCTTCCGAGTCCCGCCAATGACAGTCCACGATTAACACGTCAGACGGAGGCATGTTCAAATGGGTACCCTTAGTCAAGCGGATCTTCCCACGCTTCGCCCCTAAATCTTTGATGAGATCTTCTAAAAAACTGCCATAATTTAACTGCTGTCTAGCACACCAACTCTTTAGGTACTTCGGTATCAAGTACGCCCTGTTTATATCGGTTTCATACCGACCCACCAACCTACCTTTCGGAGTGGCGTCAGGAATAACTAAGGTGTCTAAACCGTTGTTGTTACCCTGTTTCCGTAGGTCGTCCGTGCTTTTTATCTGTAGCATGTTGTTGATATTTTCACTCAAGTATTCACTTAATAGCTGCTGTACCCCGATGTTCATAGATAGCACCGCCTTCCTGTTCTCGTTAATGATAGTCTTTAGAGTCGCCAGTATTTTATCTACGTCGTAGTTGACTAACCCTAACTTGTTTGTAATAACACAAGCGGTAAGTACCGTAGCACTCAACGCTGACCAAAACCGATCTTGCTGATCTAACTTACAATGCTCGTCTACGCGCTCTGTTACGTCTCGCAGTAACCCACGTACCTCGTCGATATGTCTCATAAGGTAGTTAACGTATACCGCACCTGCCCAACCGTAATTTTTAGTCAGTATGCCGTTAAATCTGTCAGTCTCACGCTTGTCTAAACCTCTGAACTTCTTCGCTTTTACTTCTAGTATCCTACGGGCTTCGGCGAGGGGAGCCGCCTTAGTTGTTGCTATGGCTTCAATAATACTTTTGTTACCTGTCATCACCGTTGCTAATGCCCAAGGTTCCCCACGTATACGCTCTACGTTCGATCCCCCACTCATACGACCTCGTTGCTGTCCGCCTGTTGTCACGTAGGCATTATCACCTAACACTTTTGGATCTGCGTTAGTTATCTCGTCCACTGGGAGTAAGATGTTCTTGTATATCTCTGCACGGTTCCATAAGAAGTTCGCTGTATCGCTGTTACGTATGGTCAATGCTTCTGGGTCTCCCCACACACTAGCACCTGCCCACAGTGCCGTGGTCTTACCAAAGCCGCCGTCCTTGCTGTGAATATGCAGAGACACGCCGTTGACCTTATCGACAAACTCCACAAGCGGAGAGGCGAAGCTCAGTAGCATGACGACCTGATGCAGTTCCATGCCATCTCTGTTAAAAAATTCTGGTACCTGCTTCCAATCTTCTAGGGAACCTTTAGGTTCAAATGCTTTGAAATACTGCGACGTAGCCGCACTGGGGTGATTGTCGATAATACTGCCTGTTCTGTACTCCTTGTTACCTAGTACAAAACCCTTACAGTCATCAATCCACCCAAACTGCCTACGTGCGTCCTCTGCTATAGTTGTAGCTTGCAATTCGTTAATCCACTTAATCATATACATCATTAACTCGTCTATTTTAGGAACAGCGACACCTTTCATCGCCATGTGTTTTCTAAACTCATCTCTCGATGTTACTGCGGTCAACGGCATTGAAAACTCAATGACCCCATCTCTGGGCAGGTGCAATCGCAGTATGACTGACTCTCCTAACTCTGGATCTCGGACACGTCTCAGTGCATAAAAGTCGTTATGGTAAACTAACTTCTCTTCGACCTCACCGTCCGCTGAAGTCTGCCGATAATAGATACCCCCTGTCTTACCACGGAAGTAAGGTTTTGGGTACGTAGGAATATTGTAAGTTATGGGCGCTGATAGATCTCTTACAATATTCAAGGCAAGCGTTGCAGAATTCAAGTCGCTATTGACTTCTTCAGGTTTTTCTGCTTTTTTCGGGGATTCTACTACAACAACGTTATCTTCCTCGGTTGCTTCTTGGATCTCTCTGCCGAGATTGATAGGTGACTTTATCTTGTTTCTGTGAGGGCAGTCTTTACACTTGTCTGGGTTAAACTCTTCGAAGGTAGTGCACAAGTACGGACCCTTGATATTGTCCATCTTCTCCTGCGTAGCTTCTTCGGTGTAGTCTGGGTGCTCGTGAGACATAAACTTAGCCGCCTTCACCCCATCACTGCAGAACTTAGCGATAGATAGCCCTGCACGCCACATCGGTTCGTCAAGCGTATCTTGGTTCTTTAGAATGTACGCAATCTGCGCACAGCCTTTTCCTTTGGAAGTTTTATCAAGAATCTTCTTGAAATTACTTTGCACGTTCCCCGCAAGGGCGTCCCATACCGCGTTAGTCCCTTCAATCTTTACAGGAACTGGTATCATGTCCTCGCCGAGAAGCGAAGCAAAGTAGTCGAAGTTAACTTGTTTGGCTCCGTGACCCAGTATCTTTACAGGTCTTGGATTGTCTTTCTTGTGGTTGTGAGTATCTGGCACACGCAGTACTCGTGCCGCATCTGTAGTCACCGCCGGATCAGCGTACAACCCTTCTTCCGCACAAACACGTTTCAGCCTGTTGGCTACAGTAACCCAGTCTGTGATACCTACGCTTTCAGTCAGTATCCAGTAGCAATGTAGTCCGCCACCGCTGTCCACTATCAACGGGGTGGGTAGTTTTAACTTTATGCAAAACTCTTTGAGTGCATCAAGAGCTTCCCGCTTTGTGGCGTAGTCTTTACCTGCACCACAATCTATGTCTATAAAGAGAGACTTCATGCTAACTGTGTTGTTAGCTTTCCTTGATCCCTCTACTTTGTAAGTAGCCAGTCCGAAAAAAGTATTATATCCATCTGCGTCTAAAACTTTGGCTTTTTTAAGTAGCTCCTGCTTATCAGTAAAAAACTTCTGAATCCGCTTGCCATCTTTGTTGTACGCAAATAAACAGTAATACCCATCGTCCCCCAGTACTGTATTTATAAACTTGTTTACGTCCATGTTCTCCACCGCCAAAAAAGAGAGACAGGGGCACCGTAGTGCCCTTTTCGGCAACGCCTAGTCGCTTTATATTTAAGATTTATTCATCGTCGTCCCAAGCAGATACAATATCACTCAGGTCGTCGTCTTCTTCTTTGGGGGCAGGTTTAGATTTCTTTACCACACGCTTGGGTGCTTCTTCCTCTTCCTCTTCAACTGGCTCCTCTACCTTCTTGGTAGGTTCCTCAGCTTCTTCGAATAGGCTAGGCTTCTGCTCTAACGCGGGTGCATTTGCAGTGTCTGTCTGATACACAGTAAGGGTAATAGCCTTCTTGGTCTCAGGTGCGTCACGTAACGCAACCACTTGCTCTAACTCTCCTTCCGATAAAGGTCGAACAGGTTTGAAAAACAGCTTCGGTACATCACTGTCTTCGTCAAAATACATCTCTGTAACGACGGCAATAGCGGGAGTATCGTGTGCACGTAAGTACCTAGCATAGGCTTGCATAGGCATCTTCTTGTTCTTGGCATCACCGAACACACTGGTAGCCGCTAACTGCAACTGATACACCGTGTCTAGCTTACCCTCGATAGCAACTGCGATGCGCTGTGAGAATCGGCATGCACGTGAATTACCTTGACCAGAACCCTTTACGTTCATCGGGCAGTCAATACATTTCGCAGACTGACGCTGATCTTCTGGCACTTCTTGTGCGGGGGTCTGAGTATCTTTAGACCAACACGTTGGCGCTACGACCTTACTAGAATCGTATTCACCTTTATAATATGTTCTTGATACTGGCGCGGCATCCACAATCACGATGTTAATGCTGTCGTCTTTACTTACGTTAACCTGTTCGCCGTTTACGATCTCGCGGAATTTACTCCCTTTGATGCTGATACGACGATTGGTACCCCCAGCCCCTCCACCAGCTAAGTTGTCATTCAAGCCTTTCAAAGACTTAAACAGGTCACTGTTGGCTAAAGCGTTATCCTTAAAAATTGATAGTTCTGACATTGTCGTCTCCTTTAAATGTCTTCATCGAAAAGACCAACCTCGTCATTGAGAAAGTCTATATCGTCTGTGATGTCTAGTTCTATATTATCTTCGGTGTCTGAATTGCCATCACCTCCGAAGTCTAGCTCTAATTGCTCTCCACTTTCAACTGCTTCTTCCGAAACAACGTCCGTAGCACCTAACATAAGTAGGGCTTCTTCTACCCTCGGAATGGAAAACCGATACGTGCTGCCTAATTTAATGTAGGTATTTGCAGGTATCTTGTTAGTCCTAGCCCACATACGTATCGTGCTAATTGACACGCGAAAGTAACGCGCTACGTCTTCGATTGGGACGAATCCCTTGAGTTCACTCATACAACCTCCTTACGATTTTCTAATTGAAACAACATACTCTGAGTCTACGTTCAAACCTTTCGGCAGTAGGTCAGGATTCTCTTCTAAGAATTGCTTGATGTTCGTCTGGTTCAATGACTTACTGAGCAACTCAGGCACTTGATTGTCCACGATAAAGCGGTACATAGACTCCCAATCGGATGTCCAGTATTTTGTTCTGGTGGAGCGATAGAAAGTGCCGTGATCCGTCTTAACGCTATTGACGTTCTCGGTCTTGCAATAATCAAGTAGCGCCTTCTTAATCTTTTCTTGGTGCTCTACTAACTGCTCATCCTGCTCTTTGAAGTCTTTAGCAATCTCGCTACGCTTCTCTTTGATTTTCATATAAGCCTTAGTCAGCTTATCAACAGATATCTTTGACATTGTGTTCTCCTTTTTCAGCACCGATTTAGTATCGGGATATTTAGTATAGTGTCGTATCTTAACTTAGTCAATTATTTCTTTGTAAAGGTCGATCATCTTTGTGTGTACGTCAATTCTATTATCAAGCAGTTGGTAAATGTGACGTTCAACGGGACTTCCTTGGAGTTGTATAACCGTACACGGATGTCGTTGTCCTGATCGGTGAACCCGAGCGTTAGCCTGTGCGTATGTCTCCAATGAGGGCGTCGGTCCCCACCACACCACGGTATCAGCGGCAGTCAATGTAACCCCGTGCGCGGCAGACTGTGGTTGGATAACTAACACCTCTGGGTCTGTCTGTTCTTGGAACCGCTTGAATATCTCTGTGCGTTTGGGTGCAGGTACGTCCCCGCGTATCACCCCTACAGTAACACCGTCTTTTTCTAACTTTTCTGTAAGGATATCAATAACATGTTTAAATGGTACGAATATAAGAGCCTTGTTACTTGTCTCGTCAATAACCTCTTTCAGTACTTTGTACCGATGCTTGATATCGAACTCCACTGCCTCACCGTTATCGGTGTACAAAGCACCTGCGGACAGTTGGAGTAACTTGTTCATGTTAACTGCGGCATTGGCAGACGTGATCTGTTCTTCTGCGGCAATAATCGCCATACGCTTGCGTAGCTCTTCATAGTATTTCAGTTGCTGTCTGGTCATTTCGACTTCGCGTTTGACATAAGTCATTTCTGGCAAGTCAAGACATTGCTCTTTCGTAAAGCGAATAGCGGGTTGTAGTGCGTTATGAACGATCTCAGATGCGTTCTCTTTGGGTATCCATCGAAATTGCGTAACCTTAAACATCACCTGATCCCGAAACGCACTAAAGAACTTAGGTACTGCTTTCGGATTAACGAGTTTAGCCAAGCCGTAGGCATCAAGTGGACTCTGTGCGGCAGGTGTGCCCGTCATCATCCATAACCAAGTGTCGGGCTTCAAAATAGCTTGTAGTGTCTTCCACCGTTTAGTCTGTGGGTTCTTGTAGTGTGTTGCTTCGTCCACGATGATTAGATCAAACCCACCGTTAGCTATGGCATCGCGCACGATCTCTACGCCATCATAATTTATTATCACGAAGTCGCTTCCAGACTGTATTATCTCACTGCGTTTTTTGGCAGAGCCATACGCCACCGAGACTGATCGGTGCATCGCAAACGTAAACAAGTCGTTACGCCATGCGGAATCCATAATTGATAGTGGGCATATAACTAGGGCGCGTCGGATACGTCCTTGCTTCATTAAGAAGTCTGCCGCCCAGATCGCACTGGCTGTCTTACCTGTACCCTGCTCATTAAAGCAGAACGACTTTTGGTTAAGGGTAAGAAACGCGGCGGTATCTTTCTGATGTTCAAATGGTTTGTGTTTGCCCGTCCACTCATAACGCTCTTTGATTGGTGACGGTGCCTTGATATTTAGGTTCCTTAAAACTTGCACTTCATCTAACCCCCAGTGCACGAGCACTTTGTTATCTTCTAGTTCTTTGCTCTTCGGTATAACGGTCGTTACTTTCTGCGGATGTCGCAGTCTTAATAGCAACGCTTTATTGTCTACGATTTCCAAAACATGTTCTCCTTAGTACAGCTAATCCCACGATACTGGTGTTCGTGTTTTAAAGTTAGCCCCGCTTCGCTCACCGATGGGGCTAAGTCGGCTATGCGGGTACTCACTACCCTTGAGCTTGCTAGATTTTATTAAGTGCATCTAGCCAACACTTTTGAATTAGAAGCCCCGCTTCGCTCACCGATGGGGCTAGGTCGGTACATAGGTCTTGGAGTAGAACCCTGAGCTTGCTAGATTTTATTACGTGCATCTAACCAACACGTAGCCACGGAGGGAGCGACTATTTCTTTTTGCTTCTAGGTGGCTTACTTAACGCGCCACCTGCGGCACGGTTCTTACTTAGGCTCTGTACAGTAACCCCATCCTTGTTACTGCCGCCACGGGCTAACGGCTTCTTGTGCGCTACGTCCTTACCTTCACGCTTGTCAGCCTTACCGTTCTTGTTGGCATCCTTGCCAGTCTTGTCCATAGCACGTCTAGCCCGTTGTCTTTCCATACGGTTCTCGTGCTCACCACGCTCTTTCTGCTGTTCGTATTCTTTCTTGTACGGTCTTGGTTTCTTAGTGTACGGCATTAGCTTCTCCCGTTGTGGGGGCACTCAGTTACTACGCAGTGTCGTCGACATAACCCACTAGGGTGTGCGTTCCACACATCGTTCTTAAAGGCGGCTTCCATCTGACCATAGTCAGACAACCACTTGCGCCATAACTTCTGTTCGTGTTCTTTGTAGTATGTATCTGTTATGAACTTATTTGCAACTGTAAATAACAGACCCGCTTTAACTACTTCGATCTCAGGAAAGTGCTTAAACAGTGCGAGAGCCATTAGCTCTAACTGACCCTTATCGGCGTACTTCGCACTCTTACCTGTCTTGTAGTCAATAACTTTAGCTTTCTTGTTCTCACGGTCTAGGATCACTAGGTCAGCAATACCACGAAACCACACGTTCTCGTCCTTGAATCCGCATGGTTCTAGGTTCTCAGTAAGTCCCATCTCGTACTCGCACAGTTTCTCACCCTGCATCTCAGAAAGTACTTTAAGTGTAGGCTCCATGTACTTGAAAGCCTCGGGTAAAGGTTTGCCGTCTCGTATGTACAACTCTGCCGCTTCGTGCGCAACTGTACCGTAGAGCATGGCTTCTGTTTCTGATTCGCTGTAGTTCTTCGCTATCTTAAGATGATAGAACTTCTTAGGACATTGCTCGAAAGACTTTATCCTACTAAACGACCAAGGCGAGATACCACTCATTGTAAAGTTCTAACCCCCGCTTTAAGAGCCGCTTCATCTCTCGCCTGTAAGTCTTCAACTAAAAACCTTACTCCGGCAGTCCAACCTCGACGCATCCCTTGGTAGAATAATCTAAGGCATACATCGGCGTGTTGCTTAATTATTTCAGCGTCTTCTGGCGCTACTTCCTCGACCATATCTAACACTTCCCGCCAACTATCTTTAGTCGCAGACCCAACAATCGTATCTATCTCTTCAGTTGTGTAATTCATTCGCAATCTCCATAAGATGTTCCAGTTCCACTTTCACAGTTAATGGGCATACCTTCAGCCCACTTCGGTACGAGCCGCATACACTGCTCTATGTAGCCTTGAGCTACAGTTAATTCATCTTCTGGTACACAGCATACAACAGAATCGTGCACCGTCAAAACCACGCGGTATCGCTTAGATATCGCTAGCATCTGCTCACCTATGATACACCGAGCGATGCCTTGGCACACGTTCTCAGTAACCTTACCACCATATATCTTTACACGACCTCGACGTGTCTTGTAGTCAAACTGCAAGCCTTTGTCGTTCTGCTCGAACCTCAAATCTTCATAGCACATCATTAGACCAGACGGTAACTTTATACCGTACTTCTCAGGTACCACTTCAATAGATTGTCCTAAGTTGTAATTACGTCCTTGAGTCATGTTCACCAAAGTCTGCTGGGCGTTACGCCAGAATTGACTTATGTGGTTATTTGTTTTCCTATAGATGTCGATAATCCGACGGGCTTCGTCAAGTTCTATATCAAACCCAAACGACTTGAGTTGATCTTGGAACCGTAGGCTACCCATACCGTAACCGCACCCGAGAATCGTCGTCTTCCCTACAAAGCGTTGGTCTTTATTTACTTTGTCTTCTGGTACGTTATAGATAGCAGACGCCATCTTCTTGTACACATCCCGCCCTTCTTGGAACGCCTCAACCAAATCTTGTTGACCTGCAATCCACGCAAGTACCCTAGCTTCGATCTGCGAAGAGTCGCAGTCCACCAGTGTGTAGCCCTCAGGTGCAACGATACTTCTCTTTAGCGCCTTCCCGTTTGGACCACGGCTTGGTAGGTTCTGTAGGTTAATCTTGTCATCACCACCCCAACGTCCAGTGTGTGCGGCATAGTACCGTACAGGTACGGGTAACTTACCTCGACTAGCTATGTCTATGAACCTCTGCGTGCGGGTCTCCTCTAACGTACTCTTTGTACCCAACCGTGCAGTGGCTAGGGCTTGCACCCTGTCGTCTTCGTGTTCGAGTAGTGCAGTGAACCCCTCGTCGGTTTTAGCAAGTGCAAGTGTTTCTTTACCTGTGGTCTTGCTGATCTTAGTAGGTGGCGTGACTCCAAACTCTTTGAGAAGCTCCGCAAACTTATTGTTACTCATAAGTTCTTCTCGTGAAGCATTTATAGTTTCCAGCAACCGGGACTTTCTTTCCTTCACGTTGTGTAAATGAGTTTCTAGTAAGTCTTGATCTAGTTCTAACACTGGCTCAATAAACATACGAAGCGTTAGGTCTATCAACTTAAGTTCTTTTGTAGGGAACCCCTTACCCATGATCTTAAATAGCTTATAAGTTAACTCGACATCGTTGACGCAGTAGTCTCCGTACTTGTCTAGCTCTGCTTCACTAAAATCTATACGTCGCTTGCCTAACGCGTTAACAACCTCGTTACCTTTCTCCCCAATCTTGTACCGTTCAGCCAGTGCTTTAAGTGATCCACCTGCATTGACACCATGTACTGCACGACCGATACACAATGTATCAGCCCAGACACGAGGGCGAATATCAAAAAGCCAACTAAGAATAGCACCGTCAAACATAGTATTGTGAGCGAGTACCATAGAGTCTGCCCAATTAAACGTATCCAAATAGTCTTTGATCTCATCATGTCTCCCGCTCGCCCATTCAGTCGGACCGTTGTTTACTTTTATGCCTACACCTATCACTTCGAACCGAGGATCGCGTATGTATTCCTCAGTAGTCATCTTGCTTAGTGAAAAGTCCTTATCGTAATAGGTCTCAAAATCAACCGTTATCAAATCCATTATCTTTTATCTCCCTCCACAGTGAGTCGTCATACACATAGTCCGTATCTTTTACCTCAGCAGTGCGCATGTTCTTAGCTTTTGCCGCCCACATACTAGCTTGCATAGCCTTACCACTTTCGGCGTAGCGTTGTGATAAATACTCGTACCACTCCAATACACACGGAGCTGTCAGTAGTCGAGGGTTACTCTCGCTCAAGCATAGCTGTGGCTTCACACATTAACTCTCCTATAGACTTGTTAATAGTTCCTTCATCTCGTTTCTCGTTTTTCTCGTTTCGAGATGAACCGATTTTATCTTCGTGTAAACGACTTACTATGAGCTGAGCGTATCCCGCTATATCTACCCATGAATCGTCGTAGTCTGGGTCACCGTTCAGTATCCTAGCGATCTTAGAGCAGATCATATCCAAGGCTTCCCACTGGTCTGGTGACATAGCCGTGTCTTGTTGCATTGCATACCTGCGGATCATCCGCTTCAGATCTTGGGTAATCAGGGCTTGGGTCTCAAAGTTCCCATACCTAGAACCTCGTTCGTTTAGTACTTTATCAATGTCTTGCATCGCGCATCCTCATGTGAATGGTCATTGAAACAATAGAGCCTAGCGATCCGCCAAGCCATAATGGTATTGTTAGTAACATAAAATACAGAACATCCCCACTTTGGATCAGTTCGTACGCCTCGAATGTCACAGCACCGTACACACCACACTCAAACACAGACATCACGGCACTCGTCCAGAATACCCACATGCGTTTATGGTGCATAACATTGAGTTGTTGGAAGGCTTTCGTAGCTACAAAGCAAAACTGTGCTACAAACAACACAATGTAAGTTGTCATCACCACCGCCCAGTTACAATTCGTCTAGCCTCAGAGTGCACACCGTACAAGTTACTGCCGACATGCACCACCTTGTTATCGTCTACTAACTGCTTCAGTGCGGTTGCAACTTCTACAGCCCTCAACTTCTTACCACCTACATTAACACTCGCTTGTATCTGCGTCTCTGTCTTAACTTCTTGCATACGACTAAGATAGGCAAACACGTTTTCTTTTATTACTTCTTGGTACTCACTCATCACTTACCCTCCAATTAGTTTATTGCGTACCAAAATTGGTACGCTTTTCTGTGTCAGTAAAAGAAGTCCCCATCATCTTTCATCACTAGGACTCCTGTTAATAGAGAAGCCGTCAGTGGTTAAAAACAAAACCAGCTTAACCATGTCCTCGGTCTCAACGGTTATAGCTGTTGGCGGCGAAGAATCTGCTTGGTGCATGTAATGATGATCGAGCAAGTTCAAAGCCCATCGTAAAATCTCCTGTTTGTTTTTCATCACACATCCTTCTCTTCGTTGTACCCGTGGTACACAATGACGGTGGCTTTACAGCACGGACACGATAAGTTAGTGACAACCTCGTACACATCTTCTTCGTCCCCGTTCTCGTCACCGCCCCAGATAAGCTCACTTCCACACGCCCAGCAGTTCATCGTTACCCCTCCTGCAAAATTGCTTTGGCAAGTTCTTCGTTCATCATGTTCACAACACTGTACTTGTTACTGACAAGATGTATTGTTTCGGTTTGTATAGAATCTTCCGTACCTTTCGTACGGAACT